GCTCTGGTCGTTCTTCATGTGATATCTGTAAAATATTTGGCTTTCCGCTTAACCTTCCAAAGGCTTCTACCCTCTGCCACTTTAAAAGTACAGACGGGTTAGTTAAATCAAACGGTACTCTGTTCGCAATCCAATAGGCCACAACAGCTCCGTCTGGATCTATTTCTATACCGTTAATAATACGATTACCATTTTTATTGTTAGTCATTTCAACATCATAATAAGACAGCGAACCATACGAACCACTACTGTTTGGGTTACAGACCCTACTGGCCTCAAAAAGCTGTACTCTTAAACAATACGGATTATCAGGTACCGGCCTGCGATACTTGATCGCAGCCCACCCGTCACCATCTACAAGATAGCTCATATATGCAATATCCTGCATATCAAAAAAGTTATTCTTTCGATACAAATCACAAGCTGTGCTGTTTGCCCAAAGGTTAAATTCACGAAACGCCTGACGCTGCCACTCTTTAGCTTCCTCTGCAGTCAATCCCAGCAGCCTATAATCTATTTTAGGAGAAACCTTAAGACCCGCACCTATAACATTGCTTCGCGAAGTATTAATAGCACTTGAACCAAGCGGAGAATTACATACTAAATCTGCACTACGGTTTCTTAATGTTGCCAAATTTACATCAACATCTGCTTTTGTACTGGATTTCAATGGATTATAGCCACGTAAAGTACTTCGTGACCTACTGGCTCCGCCTTCTGAATAGCCGCTGTTAATAATTACAGGCACGTGTGCCTTTGTAGTAGGATGCCTAGCCTTAGCCGGTATTGCTTTTTTACGTTTCACCATCATCTATCCTCCTAATCCCGCATAATAACTTGCTTTGTTCGATGCCCTCTCGGATACATTACCTCATCCGTAGTCGCTCCTGCAGCAATAAGATCATTTATTTCTTTTCTTATTTCTGATAAAACAGCTCTTGTCAGCGTTCTATTGCCAATTCTGTAGCTTTGCCCTGCTACCAAAATAGACTGTTCTGCAGACAAATACTGCTTTAACCGTTCATTAAGTACCGTACTCGCCACTAATAATCACCCCTCACACCTTTTCTAATGCAGCCGTAGCCGCCTTTAGGCTTGTTTTTCAGTTTAGATTTTACCGATTGTTCTTTGATTACATTCGGGCTGTTGATCAATTTTTCCAAAGCTTCGAAATCAGGATTTACACTTAACATACATGCGAGGTTATAAACCCGCAGATCCAAAGGCTCGTTCCGTTTATCTTTAGCTATATTTACCCACTGATATACTAATACTCCATTTTTCCGACGAGGCTCTTTCGTTTCAGATATAAGGCCTTTAAAATAAAATTCATCGTAGCCGCGAGTTAGCTGTACAGTTACGCTATCACTCTTATCAAGCGGAAAATGAAAATATTTAGGTCCAGGCTCTTCAATTGATAACCGATCCATAACATATTGTTTGCCGCTATCTGTGCCCAGCATTACCAGCGGTATCGTATGTCCCCTTACGGTTTTAACCTTAGCGTACTTATGCAATAACGGCACTCCTGGTGTCGATGAACCTTTTATAGCAAAACGCTGCCTTGCAAATCGTTTTTTACAGTACGCATAAACTTCTTTCGTGTAGTGCCCACCTGAATCGATAAATGTTCTCGCAACCAAAAGACCCTTACCTGACGCAAAGCGATATTCCTTATCCAGCTGTTCGTCCAGCATAGCCCACACTTTAGGTGTATCCGGCACGCCCAAAATAGTGCCCTTTTTTATTCCCCAACATTCTTCAGCCATTCCCCAGCCACAAATCTCATACTCGAGCCTGTTGTCTTGTACGTCAACGGCCGCTGTTAAAAGCAGTACGCCTTCCGGCAGCTCGGCGCCATAGTTTTCACGCCTGCGCATAAACTGCTCATGGCTTTCAAAATTTCCTTTGCGCTCATATGCTTCTCCAAAACGAGTATTAACAACTACTTTTTCACGCTCTGGATCGCCCTGTGCTTCCAACCATTCCTGCATTACATCTGACCAGTTCACCCAAGGTGATGCAAAACAGTTAACAAAAAAGCTCCGTACCCCCTTAGTGAGAGCCGAAGCGTTCTGTGCAATATATTTTTGTGCGGCCTGCCGCATTTCAGTTTCTGTAAACCCAAACCCGCAATCTGGGCAACGCCAAATAACTGACTTAACGATAACCTGCCTTGTTCCCTTTTTATCAACAGAACAGTCGTAGTCAGTATGCATATCCCGATGCGTGACTAAATGCCACTCTTTGCATTTTGGGCATTGATGCTGCCACTCTTCCTGAGTACCTGTTATATATTCATCTTCGATTCGACTGTCTCCAGCATTGGTCGGTGTTGAGAATAGCCCCATGACGCTATCCCAAAAGGTCGTCATACGTTTTGCAGCCAAGCTGACCGGATCGCCTTCTGTTCCAGCACTTTTTGGAAAACGATCAACTTCGTCTGCCAGCAGTATTTTTATCGGCTTACTGGCAAGACCGGCAGGGCTGTTAGCCCCCGCCATAATCAGCCTGCCGCCAGGGAATTGTTTAGAAAGGATAGTATTGCCGGCATCACGGCTTTTTACGTCTTTAAAAATATCTTTCAATACTTTTGTATCTCTGATCATCGGCGCTATACGTGATTTACTATAGTCCTGTGATGTTTCGATAGTTGGTTGGATCATCATTATCGGTGCTGGCGCCAGATGCGCGAACCGACCAATAACATTGTTCATGATATCGGACTTTCCAACCTGAGATGCAGTCTTTGCAACCACCCTAGTTATACCTGGTTCAGTAAAAGCATCCATAATGGCTTTTTGATATGGAGCACGATTTGTTCGCCATCGCCCAGGCTCTGCAGCAGCTTCACCAGATATCATCCTATAGCTATCAGCCCATTCCGATACTGTTTGATCAGATAACGGCATTAATGACTGTTTTAAAATTTTCTTAAAAAGTTCAACCGTCTTCTTCATCACTAAATATCTCCGGATCATAATCGCTAAGCTCAGTTAACCTTGACTTAATTTCTTTAGAAAGCTCAGTCATAATAACACTTCTACTCTGATTTTCCAATCTAGCGGCCATCTTAGCTGGTATCACCAAAAGCTGGCTGCGCAACTTAGATAACATATCTGTCATAACCCTTTCGACATCTGCCGCATCATGTGAAAGATTTTGCCGTCGTGCCAATTCAAGTTCAGCGAGTTTACGTTTTGCAGCTTCATGCAGTGCTTTTTCAGACCAATAATCATCTTCATCTTTGCCAGAATATTTATTTTCGTAGAACGAAGCTATTGCCATTGTCAAAATGAAGTCGCCTTCTATTTCACGATGCAAAACTTCCTCATTTACCAACTGATTTACGCGTCTTTCGCTGATCCCCAATAATTCGGCAAGCTCTCTTGCAGAGCCACGTTTCAGCATTTTCGCCACGTCTATTTTCACCACCAGTCTACCACCAAGGGAAGGAAATAAGAAAAAATATTTTTTTATCTAAACCTTTTTCGGGGCTCGAAAGACCCGCAAGGCTCGCCCCCCTAAGAAAGAACCTATGAAAATTCTCCTGTCAATGGGCATAAGAAAAGCACTCACCAAAGTAAGTGCTTAAAAGTTATCTATCTTTTCCCTCACTATTTTTTTTAATTAATAATAAGTCATCGTATAAATGTAGTTCAAAAGCATATCGTACCGCAATTCTGGCAAATGCCTTCAAAGCTCTTTCTGTTCTTAATGCTTCAGGATTAAGAACTTCTACTATCCGTTCTGTTTTTCGTGCCATACTAAGCACCTCCTTAACACCTAGTATACCACCGCCTCGTTATTTATGTTTGTTTCAACACATGAAAAAAGCACCCACGTTTGTGAGTGCCTAGGCTTCTATTTTAACTGTAATTTCACTACATTTTTTAATACCCATATACATCTAATCATACTAATAGATGATAATATTACGCACCATAACACACTATAGCTTAACCATAATTGCGGACCTAAGTCTCTATCAAATACTAACGCCACAACACATAATAATGTACCAAGCGCCAATCTCTTACAACTAAGAATAAATATGTTGAAAAGCTCTTCATAATATGGACTTTTCTTCAATATCTGCATAGCACTAGACTTTTCCATAGTCAACAAAATCGCTAGTCCTGCAATCACAATTCCCAACAACGCACCCATGATTTGTGCTAAAGTAGCATAAAGCGTAGTTCTAAGCCCATTTAATTGTTTTATAATCAACTCATTAAAACCATTATAATTTCCAACTAAAAAAAGAATTATAAAAACTATGAACAATATCAAAGACTCTTTATATTTAAGAAACTGTTTCATTCTATTCGCCCCTGTAATATCAACTGATCTCTACAATCTTCGAATGCTGAAGAAATCGCAGCATATACACTAGTAGATTCCAAGCTTCTAGTTCTTCCTTCTACTACTCTTACTACTTTATTCACACACAACTTATCCTCCAATAAATTTAAAGTTCGATTATGTCCATCTTCGACTAATCCTACTGATAACTTTTCAAACTCTTCTCTATGCATAAAATTATTTTCAAATAAATTACGCCAACAAAAACCTTCTGGACTAAAAGACTCTCTAGATCTACTTCTACGCCTCACTATTAATTCTATTTCTTCAACGTCTTCAATAGATGCTGCAGCGTCAAAAGCCTCTCCTAAACTATTATTTAATCTTCTAATACTATCAGCTGCATTCCGTGTAGCTTTAAACCCAAACATTGATAATTGATACCTATCAGAATTTAGTAGTTCACTCCATGTATTATCAATAACGGATGTCACCCTAAACATATCTATACACCCAATTAATTTATTTTGAAAATATTCAACTATATTCCCACTTTTAGGGCCATAGAAATTATATTCTACACCTAAAATATTAAAATTACTAAAATACTTAAAATGTGTAATTTCAGCTAAACCAGCATTTTCAGCTAATTGTAAACTCGTCAAATTACCACTATCTTCTATTTCTGGAAGTAAGCTCCTTCTACATAGTACAATGCGTCCTTCAATTATGCCATTTAAATAACTATCTATATACATAGATAAATCATTACCATTGGGCAACCTAAAATATCTTGAATTATTATTATTCAAAGCAAAAGGCAAATTATTAATTATATCTACGCCTTGATCTATTCTTCCTCTTATCTCTTGTGGATTTGAAATTAGTTCAATTGCATTACCGATAGTAATGCCAAGTCTTACACTAAAAAAATTAATTCTTCGATTACATGTAGTCAAAATACCCACCCCTAATATAAATTTATTAGGGTATTATTTCGTCACAAGTTTACTTAATCCTGCATACTACCACAAAAGCCGCCGATCCTTAACCAGATCAACGGCTTTTGTCAATTTCTACACATACATTATAACACAGGTCAATAGGGAAATTCTAGGAAATCTTTGCAATTTTGACCAAAGCCTCGCCATGCATTTGGGTAACTCTACGATAGCTATACCCCAAATCCGCAGCAATAACCTCCCAACGCTGATAATTCAAGTACCGCTTGAACAATATCAGCTGCAGCTTCTCATCGTCAAGCATTTTAATTAGCGCTCTCGTCGCCGCTAATGCCTCTGTAAGCTGATTAATATCGTTTTTAATAGACATTTCCACGTCAGCCATCTTCGCAACCGTACCAGCCAATTTGTCGTTGCTGCCACCGCCCCCGGGTGCCAAGCTGTAGACTGGAGTTATCTGCTCTGACAAATCTCTTAGATCCTGCAGCATCTGCAAATCTGCTTCAAGCTGCTTTTGCCAGACCCATGCACTTTTTAACCTTTGCTTTATTTCGTCCGTAGGCATCGCATCACCCCTCTGCCCGTAAAGCATCTGCAGCAACATCTATCGCAGCACTTTCGGCTTCACTCAACTGATGGCCTTGCTGTATCTGCCCTAATAACCCGATCACGTTTTGAAGCCGGTTTTCTTTTACACAATTTACCCTGCGGCAGTAAACTTTATTCTCGCTTACTTGACGGCTCCACACGCAGCCCTTACACTTATGTGCCAATCTAATCACGCTCCTTTACTCCAATTGCTCAATTCTTACATAAAGCCCTGGCTGCTCTGACCAAAACTTTTCTGTAATCTCACTTGCTACCTGTGCATCGTCTATCCAATAGCCGAGCCCAGTCATTACATCCTTAAGCAGCTTGATCATATTATCAGTGTCCGGCTTTGTAATTTTATATTCGCCGTTCTTATGTTTCTCTGTAGCTGTATAGCACCATTTAGTCAAAAGCCTTATCGGACCGGTCAGCTTTTTTTCAGGTACATAGGCTGCCAGGTGCGCACTAAACTTCTGTCTGGCATCTTTAAGCGTAGCTGGTTCATAGTATTGCGGCTTACCGTTTACAACATGGACCTTTTTCTGCTGATGCGTAACTGTTGGCAGTTTCATCGGAATAAAAAACTCAATCATCGTACGCGCCTCTTTCATAAGCTTCCCGCCATTCTTGAATCGTAGCCAGCAAATAGTCAGCGCCTTCTTTACTTCCAAGCAGTTCCTTTCGGTCAATTGTATTTTTTACGATAAGAGTTCCGTCTGTTTTCACGAAACCAAATTGTAATTTTCCGGCCTTATCGTAACAACGCATAAAGCTATTTCCAAATTTTACAATTTCTCCTTTTTCAGTTTCCCAGTATTTACTATTTTTCATTTTTTATTCGCTCCCTTTTTCCTTTCGCGCGGTATACCTCTTCCTACAACCGAAAGGAATTTTCCCGCCAATCCAAGGCGGAAAATCCTTTTGTTGTATAGGAATACAACCTACAATGACTAATCATATATAGATACATCGCGCGCGCGTATATCGCGTATATAATATTAGTGAACATTCACTTGCGGAAAATTTCGATAATCGCTCGACTTTTTCCGATTCGGAAATTCTCGATAATGTTCGAGTTTTTCCAAATTGTCAGAAAACGGGGTCGTGGAAAAACACTCGACTTTTTCCAATTCGGAAAAGGAAAATCATTCGACTTTTTCCGTTTTCCGAACGACTTCTCCATTATTGCTTATTGCAAACATTCCACTTTCTCGAATATGATTCTTCACCGTTTTTTCCGTCACATCTAAATAACTGGCCAAACCTTTTACTGTCGGAGCCCCGCCAAAACTTTCTGCTTCAAAAGCTTTTTGTAATGCTATTATCCGTTCTTTTTTCAAATCATCCGGCGACTTCTTCTTTTTGAAATTCCGCTGCCAAGCTGGTCCTTGTCCGTCAGGTTCGATATCCTTAAGACTTCCAACGTCATCAATATAATGTACAGGATAATTAAACCAAAGATTGATAGGCGGAAACTTCGGAAACTCACGCAGTGTCCCCTCAATGCGCCATGCAGTACGTTGCCGCACCCGCTGTTTGGCTACCGGAACCGCTGTTTTCACAAGTTCAAGATTAATATTATTGCCTAACATCTTATGGCAGTAATCAAGCAACACAGCGCTGCTCAACTCGTCATCCTGTGATAAATCCTGCGTATAAGCCGGGTAATATCGTTTTAAATACGCCAGGCACTCGGCGCAAATTGCTTTATTTTCTTCCTGCTTCAGCAATTCTTCTGTTGGTTCCAGTTCTATCAAATCAAGTAATGCGTCAGGATCACGGGCAAATACTCCTGACCCTGAAGCTCTATCCATAGATTTTTTACTGCCCTGGCCACCCTTTGAATGATGGTGGCAGTAGATCACAGCGCAGCCCAGTTCCGTGCAAACTTTATCGAACTGATTACAGAAATGCGCCATCTGGTCAGCGCTGTTTTCGTCACCGGTGATGATTTTATAAATCGGATCGATAACGATAGCAATATAATTCTTCTTTGCTGCACGCCTGATCAGCTTCGGCGCCAGCTTGTCCATCGGAATCGACTTGCCACGCAAATTCCATACATCGATATTAGACAAATTGCTCGGCTCCCAACCCATTGCCGTATAAACATCCTTAAAACGATGTAAACAACTTGCCCTGTCAAGTTCAAGGTTCACATATAAAACTTTACCCTTTGTACAGCTAAAATTAAGCCATTGACGCCCTTCAGCAATCGCGCAGCACAACTCTATCAAAGCATAACTTTTGCCCGCCTTAGATGGTCCTGCAA